ATTTGCTGCAACTACCCATCTATCCCATTTTTCATTTGGTAATAACTCCCAAAGAAATGGTAGATCAGGATCGTCATTAATAAAAATTATTTTACCAGAATGTGATTTAATAAGTTCGACTGTTTTATCCCAATCTTTTTTATAAAATTGTAAATTAGTTCCACCAAATTCTAATAAAAGTACATCACAATCTGTGTATTTGTCCACAGATGTAAATCCATCTGCTGCTGTTGATTCTGTTGGTGATGAAAAAGGAATTATTGAGTATCCAGATGCAAGTAGATTTTTAAAAAGTGCAACTCTTTTTTCTACCCATGCACCACGAACACCAGATTCTTTATTTGTTAATCCTATTTTACCAGATACTCTCCGATAACCAAGTTTTAATCCCTTGTTTGAAGAATTAACATTATAATACCAATCTAGTGCTCGTTCCTCTCCTAAAAATTCATGGAGAGACATGGTTAAAAAAATGCTTCAAGTGAAGATTTATTCGCTTCAGGATGATATTTGTGAAGTGTTTCTTTACCTAACTTTGCTGTTAGATAATCATACCATTCCTGTTCTTTCCACATATTTTCTGAAACACCATTCCAAAGTTCTCTTTGTAATGGATGGTTTTTATTTCTACGTCTTTCCTCGACATAATTTTTTCTAGTTAGTTCATAATTCCAAGAGCCAAGTTCTAGCATCTTTTCTCTGAAATAACATACGAAAGAAATACGTTCTGCTTCAGGATCTTCAACAATCATTTCAGTATTTCCATGAATACCCTCATGATTATTAATTAATAATAAATCTCCTGGACGTACATTTACAGCAACTCTGTATTCTGGTAGTACTAGATAACCTCCTTTGTACTTACCATTGTTTGATACTACTGTAAGATTACTAAATCCTTCATTTAAATCACCAGCATCTCTATGTGCTGCTGTTCTAAACGTTTTATTTACAGTCGCTGTAGTAAATACAGTTCCTGGAATAATAAACTTTGGATCCATTTTATCACAAGCTTCTTTTTGTTTCGCAAAACGTTCAGGCAGTAATTGTTTAAAACCATCTGAAAGTTTTTGTAAGAATGGGAATCCCATAGCAAATTTCTCAGGATTCTTTTCAGTGAAAGCTGTTGCTCTTCCATAAGGAATACGAGGATATCTATCAAAATATCCAGCAATACCAGACCACACTGCTTGTGCATATGAAGTTGTTGATGTTAATTTACTTTTAACTCGTATTGCTTCTTTCACTATTTCATCACGAGGTAATGATTTTATCTCATTCAACCACTCTTCAAAAACAAATCCCTCATCAGTGACTTTATTCTTAAGCCATACAGATCCTCTAGATCCTGCTGCTGTTTTATCTTTGTTTTTATATTTTTCTGTGATTGTTGTTATAGGATCAGAACCATCAAGTGTAGTTTCATACTTAGATAATGCTTCAAGCATTTCTTCTTGATATTCCGTCACCCAGTCACGACCACCAAGTTTTGAACCTTTTGGTCCTGCTGCTATGCCACGATTTTGTGTTTCGACTGCTGCTTCACGAAGACCTTTATATGCTAGATCTTGTTGCTCTTTCGTAAACCAATTTTTTCTAAATTTAAACAGAATGTTTTTCTCGCTGTTTATCCCATCAATAGATGGAGCATAGAAATCACAATCATATTCCACCAAAGTGTCATAGTGTGAATGATCTACAAAAGTCGCAAGCAAATGTTCGCAATCAATCTTATTTGCTGCGGTTATCACCTTTGTCGTCATCTTTTTTCCTTTATGTTATTCATCGAATTTAAACGATGATGTTGTTTCTGCCTTTATTCTTTCACCTATACTTCCTTTATCAAATACAGGTTGAGAATCTCCTGCGTCAGCTAGTGCCATATGTCTTTTCATATGTTCTGTTTCAAGATTATATACTTTCATCTTGTTTCTTTCAACACCAACGACAAATCTCTTATAATAGTTAGGATCGTTATAACGATTCTTCAATTGTTTTACACTTGCTATTCCTTCTTTAATCATATCTTCTGTAGCAATAATCGCAAACATAAAGTCAGCTGTTGCTGGAAGACCGAATGACTCAGAAGTATCTTCTAATCCCAAGTCAGAGGAAGTAAATCCTTGTCTTGTTGTTTGAGTAGCAGTCATTATAGGTAAATCATATTGTACTGCTAATCCTCTTAATTCTTCTGCTATACTCTTAATAACAGTGTAAGAATTATTATTTCCACCATATTTTAATCGAGCAGAAACACATAAGTTTAGATAATCTATGTAAATAACATCTGGTGTAAAATCTTTTTTCATTTTTAATTCGTCGAGTAATGCTCTAAAATGACCAACATGGGCTGTTGCTGTAGGAAACTCTTTTATAACAAGTTTTCCTTTAGTTTTTTCTTTTACTCTATCAACACGTAAAGTGAAATCTATTTTTTCTAATATTTTTAATTCATCCATCGTCACGTTTAATAAATTAGCATCTATACGTTCAGCAATCTTTTCTTCTGACATCTCTAGTGTTATATAGAGTACGTTAAGATTATTCATTAAATTTGCTGCTGCAAAATGACATAAGAATAATGATTTACCAACACCAGTTCCTGCTAAGGCAACGTTTAATGTTTTATTACTCACACCACCACGAGTAATAGTATTAAATAAGTCTATGTCAAATGGTATTTTTTCTTCAACTCGTTTATAAAAATCAAAACGATCATCAGCATTTTCAAGATAGTCATGACCAACTGACTTATCAAAAGAAACTGCAAGTGCTTCAGATAATAAAGAAGGAATAGTATCTTGTTTTCTTACTTTATCACGACCATCTATAATTTTAATACTATCCATAATAGAGTTATAGACAGCTTTATCTTTACAAAATTTTTCAGTAGCATCAACTAGCCATTTTGAATTTATATCTTCCTTATTTTTTAGTTCTTTTGTATAAGCTTGTGCTTGTTGATAATCAGTTTCAAATAAAGTTTTATCATTGCCAAGTTCAATATCAATAACTTCAACTGTGGCAGGTTTATTGAATTTAATAAAAAATTTTAATATTTGACTAGCGATTGCTCTTTCAATTTTATCTTGAAAGTATTCCTCACGTAAGTGTGGTACGACTTTACGAGCATAATCCTCGTCATGAAGTAAATTTTTAAGTATTGTTGTTTCTATTCTCATCAGTTTTAGTTTTAGGTTTTGCGTAAACTTCCATTTCTTCTTTTCCACCTCTAAACAAAATGGTTTTATTTCTTGCTTGTTCTTCTATACACGCCATAAGAAAATCACCCAAGTGTCTTTCAAGTTGTTGTTTACTCTCTGGTATTTCAACATTAAATCGATGTAATGACTTTTCTACATCAGCTTCATATTCATAGAATAGTTTAATATTACCATCTTCTTGTGGTTCGAATGATACCTTACCAAAAGACACAACTACATTTTCAAGTATTCCATTTTTAAATCTAATTTTATCTGCACCATATTTACCTTTTGTATCTAAGGTTTCATATGGTGGAACTTTTACTGGTTTAGATTTAAGATATTCATCTCTTGCAGCTTCATATGCTTCTTTAGATTCATATGAACTTGGATTAATGAAAGGAAATAGATTTTCCTTTGTAGCTGGTATTTCCGACTTATTCGGATTTTGGTTTTGTTTTTCGTCCACCATCTTTTTTTTCCTCTGGTTGTATTTCACTTACCTTATCTGATAGTTCGATAGTAGAACCATATTTAAATGCTTTTTGTGTATATTCATTTATTTTATCTAAAACTTCTTTTGTAAAATACTTTTCAGGATTTTCTTTAATAGCTTTACCAAATACTTTGGTTCCACCAACGTCAATCCTACCACCCTCATCTTTCCATATACCAGCATCAACTGCAACATCAATTAATCCATAGTATCTATCAAGACCTGTTTCATATGAAAGTTTAATTTCAGCTTTTAAAAATTCTCTTGTAAATCTAGATTTTTGTAATGTGGCTCTTATAATATTACCAACTACATTTTTATCAGAATCTTTATCTTTTGATTTATTTAAATATACGATTGTTGATGCAGCATATTTTAAACCAGAACCACCACCCATCTCTTTTGTTGGAACATAGGCACCAATTACATCATAAGTATGATTTGTGACAATCATTGGCATTTGTAATTTAGATAATCTTAATGCAAGTACTCTAAAAGCACCACGAATTAATTGTGCTCTTGTCATATCACGAGTATCATTACCCTCAATAATATCTTTTACTTCTTTTTCAGTTGAAAGATTACCAAGTGAATCTAATACAATTAGAATAGGATGTCTTGCTTCAAGTGGCACTCTATCAACGTTATCACAAATTTTTGTAGCTTGATTCCTAAATTCTTGTACTGTTGATACAGGTATTAGTACAAATCTCTTAGGATCTATTCCTCTTTCAGCTAACATATCCTTAGTAATAGCACCCTCTGTTTCAAAGTATATAATGCCTGCTTGTTTTTCTATTTGTTGGAAAGTTTTACAAATTCCTAATGTAAAAAACGTTTTTCCACTCGATGGTTCTCCTGCTAATGCAGTGATTTTATTTGCTGGCAATCCATCATAGATATTACCAGATAATAAAGCATTGAATATATAAGATCCAGTATCTACAAATGATGTAGAATCTCCGACTAAATCACCATCAGCTGTACCAGCATATTCGTTATTAATATCTTTTATTACGTCTTTTAAAAAATCAGGCATTTGTATAGTTCTCCCTTTTATTGATTGTATCTTGTAATTCAACAATATCTTCTTCTATTTTTTTAAGATTATAATTGTTTTTTAGAAAATTGGTTGATTCAAACTCGTGTTCGTTTTGAAGTTCTTTTAATTCTTGTTTTAGTTCTTTTAAGGTTTTCATAATATTTTTATGGGGTATAGGTATATTATACCCCATTTTTAATTGCAAGTAAAGATGGGATTATAGAGATTTTACTTTATACTCAATCACTATAAAAGATCTGAATCTTCCTTGATCTAAAAATTGTTTATCGTAAACAACTTTATATTTTGTCAAAGATTGTTCAAATGTTTGGTTTTTTTCGGTTGACTGATACTGACGATTTACTCCGTCTTTTGTACTTTCAGTCGTTGCCATTGTTTCTTGCTTTGTTAAGCTGTTAGACAATACATCGGCAACTGAAATTTTAGCATTTAATATTGCTTTTGATTTTGATAACTCCATATCTGAAGATATACCAGAACCACAGCCATATAATACTGTATCAGTAGATTTAAATTCATTACATACTAATGCTGCAACTTTAATTAAATCTTCGTTTCCGTCAACTGATGCTTTACCATCTAATTTTGATAAATTACCAGCACATGCTCCTAAGAACATTAACGAACCAACTAATAATATTTTTTTCATCGTTTCCTCCTTTCTATCTAGCAGATGCACCAGCAGCAACTCTTTGTAATAAAAGAGAAGATGTTAGTACTATCAGTGTTTCACCAAGAGGTGATGTAATAAAATCTTTTATAAAAGAAGAATCACTTTCACCAGTTTTTACTTCTTCGTGGCATCGCTTTATTTCATCTCTGCCAATAACTACACCATCTTTGGTTCTTTCTTGACTTTCATAAATGCAGGAATTTCTCGGACCAGATTGTCGATTAATTCTATCTGCATCGTACCCATACGCATTGCCATTTATATAAGCTGTGACAAATGCATCTGAATTGAAAGATCTTACTATTGCTTGTGCGTTTACTACTTTTGCAAGAAACAAACTAAGCACAAAATAAAATATAGTTAAAAATAAAAATTTTTTCATTATTAGTAATTTCCTTTTTCTTTATCCCATTTATCAAAGAAAGATTTAAATTTTCCTTTAAATTTTTTCTTCCAAAGATTATCTATATTCTCATTATGTTTAAATTCGTCTTTATAATTATAGGTTCCTCTACTATCTGCTAATCTTGATTTGTTCACTTTATTCCAATCAAATTTTTTATTCATTAGCAATGGTTTCCTTTTCTTCTAATAGGTGTCACTTTACCTCTAATTTTAGTTTCTTGTTCGATAGAATTTGATGCTTTTATTATATCTTTTTTAATTAAATTAATTCTAGAAATTGCTGCAATCACCATACCATTCTCAACATAATCTCTTACGTCATCTAGATCTTCAACAAGTTTATGTGTAAATATTTTATTATATAACATATGCATTACTTTTTATCATTATAATAGATATGAAAACATATCCAAATAGTTAAAATAAGATTAACAAGTATTACTAAATCTATCACAGCATTATTCATTTGTTTTAGTTTCTGTAGGTACAAAATATTCTTTTAACTTATCAATTGTATTAAATAAAGTTGGATGTTCTTCTCTTGTTTGTTTCCAACTGTCAGCTTGATATACTTTTACTTCTTCCCAATAATTTAATAAACCTGTTCCTATTTTATCAGGTGCTGTAATTACAGCATTACTAATACCAAGTAATTCATTTTTAACTGATAAACTTGTATCTTCATACCAAGATGTAATTTCGTCTTTAATTGTTTTTTCTGCTGATTTTACTGGTTTTGGTGCAAATGATAATAATACTAATAATACAACAGCAAAAATTATTGCACCAATTAAATCTTGTTTTTTATGTAAATCGTACATATATTTTTTTAAATTTAAATTTTCTTTACTAACAGATACATGTGATTTACGTTTATAATTAAAGTCTTTATTACCCATTATTTTCTCTCCTCTGTCATTTTTTTAGTTTGATATAACAACTCAGCCATTATGCTCTTAGCCATTTGTTGCATTGAGTCTTCCATCTCAGCTTCAAATAGTTGTTTTTTACAATCACGATCGCAACTATTTGGCATCAAATTTAGCACTACATTATTATATGTTGTGTTTTTACGAGCAAGACTATGTACTGTAAAAATTACACAGAATATTAATAGAATTTTAAATATTAGTTTAAACATAATATAGTTTATTTTATTGTTTCTAAGTATTTTATTGTTGTACGAATCGCATCAGCATATCCACGAGCATAATGTAAATCTTGATATTCGCTATCAGCAAGATCACCCTCTGCTTTTTTAGTTTCAAGATATTCAACGTCTTTTAATGTATCAACTAATATATTTTGACAAACATTAATAGCAGTTATTATGTCTTCAACTTTTAATATACTTTTATTATTCATACACCCTATATTATACCATATTTTTTCTTAAAAGTAAAGCTTTTTACAAAGAAAAAAGATATTAAAATCAATAACTTAATTAAAAGAAATCCTCTAAACTACTTGTTTCTTCAGTTTTCCACCCCAATGGTGTGATAATTAGCTTTAAAGCATCTAAAAATACTTTTTGAAACATTGTATCATAATCAATATATTGATCTACTTTAAACTCACTTGGCAATTTATCTAAAAATGCAATTACATTTGTAGATTGTAAAGGGTTTGGTGTTTTAAGATGTATAAATTTAATCTTATCGCTTTCTCTTATAAGTTCTATTTTTTTCGTTAGTTTCATTTTATTTACAAAATGATTATGCATTAAAGCACCACGAGTATGCATTGGTGTTGATAGTTTGTAAATCTTTACAGGATCAGCATATTCATTTATACCCTGACATGATCTAGGGAATGCTATTTGTTCTGGCTTTAAACTATAAAATTCTTTTCTGTAATTGTTAATGAAATTAAATAATTCATATTGATTGCCATATAATATGATAGGAAGAGCATCTTTAAGTTTTTTCCTCACAATCATTGGTGTACTTGATTTAACAATCTCTAATCCCATTATTTTAAACTTAGGTGTGGTGTAAGAAATACCCTCTTGATCTAATACTGAAAGAATGTATCTTTTCTTAGCAGTCCATATTGCTCTGTCAGAAATACTTTCTCGTTTCATTATCATTTTATTCTTAGCATTATGACGTTTTGCTAATTCATCATAACAAGTATTAATATATGGTATAATTTTATCTTGACAAATTTTATCTATAAATGCTACAATTTTAGATCTATCAGGTACATCTAAAAATGCTTTCTCTACTATTTTTTCAAAGTTTACATATATTGAATCTGTATCAACAGCAATAATATAATCTTTATTTTCAGTTTTTAAAATTTTGTTTACATAGTCATTCATCTTATTATGAATCCATTTTATAGCAAGTTGCCCACCTAGTGTAATTGCTTCAGCCATACGTATATCAAAATATCTAAAGTGTTCATTACCTATCGCACCATAAGCACTATTCAAAGCGATCTTATAAGCCATTTGTTCGTTATTATATTTTGATATAACTTTTTTAAGCTTAGGATCTTTAGTTATTTGATATTGTTTTTCTGCTTCTAACATTTTCTTTTTAGCAATATCTCTCTCAGCATAAAAAGTATTCATAATGTTAGGAAGCATACCCTCAATTTTATTTGTATAAACTGAACCATTAGCAGCAACAGTTTCACCATCCTGGAACTCAGCTGGATTGTTTAGATAATAATCTACTCCTGATTTGTAAGTTTTATTTTGAATTGTTTCTGGTGAGATATTATAGTGCATAATTAAATGTGGATACAGTGATGTTAAGTCAAAACCAACCACCCATTTATGCATTCCTAAAATTGGATCTTTTACAAATGCTCCTTCGAACTGTTGACTTTTTCCTACTGGCTTTTTAGGTGGGATAATAATATTTTTTTGTATAAGATGATTGTGAATAATCATATCCCAAGTTCTTACTTGAGAATAAACGTCAGTAAAATTAACTTTCGCTTTATATGCAAAAGTGACAATTAATTCTAAAAGACGCATTTTATCTTCTAGTTGAGTAATTAATTCAGTATCTCTTATGTTATAATCAACAAACTTATTCCAGTTCTTCGTATAAAATTCTTTAAATGAAGCATACTCACTGTGATCTAATTTGGTTATACCTAATTCATCTTGTGCTATATCAACAAGTTTATAAGATTCTTTATTCGTATAAGTGTATTTCTTATACAAACTCATATAATCTAAAAGAGATGTTCCTTCAAAATCAATATATGTTGTTTGTTTATTTCTTACTGAAACTGTTTTAGATGAAATAAAAGACCATGGACTTAATTTCTTAGCAGTATAATCACCTAGCAATAATTGAATTCTTTTATAAAGATAAACTGTGTCAAACGCACCTACGTTCCAACCAGTAATAATATCTGGACAATTTTTGTGCCACCACTTAATAAAATCATCAAGCATAGCATTCTCATCAGGGAAAGCACGATATTCAACGTCTGTACGTTCACCTGTATATTTTTTTAAACCCCATGTAATGATTTTTTTAGTATGAATGTCTTGTACTGAAAGAAGTATAATAGATTCGGTTGGATTGTTTACGTCTGGAAATCCATTTTCAGTTGTTGTTTCTATATCTAAAGAATAAATTCTTATTTTGTAATAATCAAAATCTAAACTTGCTTCAGGATATGCTTCATTAATATATTGATGAGTGAAAGAAAGCATTCCATAAACATCGAAATTAGAGATTGTTTTAAATTCATCAAAAAACGTTCTCGCATGTTTCATAGAGTCAAAATTAACTCTATAACAAGGTTTTCCGTCGAGTGTTTTATAGGGTGTATCACCAGTTCCTTTGGTAATATAACAGTGTGGTTTAAAAGGGATTCGTTCTTGGATTCGAGTACCAACATCGGTGACTGCTCGAACGAGCACATCGTTGGCTGTAGTGGAAACGTTAGTGTAAAAATTTGTACCTATTTTAGAATTCATTTAGTCTTTCTCGCGAATATATCGCAACCTTTTTATTAAGAGTGGTGTGCCACATTTGAAGGCACATAACAAATTTCTTCGCTCTAAGAAGAAGAAGATAAAGGCACACCACTATTTACTGGCGAGGATTTAGCCCTCTCAGTAAATTCTTTAATTAGTTAATTGGTGATAATTCAGATTTTCTTACTGGATTTTTCCAATTAGAATATTTGAACTTTGTACCATATAAAGCTTCAATCCCAGCAGCAATAATTGCTCTTGTTGGATTGCCAAGTCTGTAATATGTTTTACCAGCAACTTTATTGCCATAAATCATATGACCCTCTGCTCTTAACGTATCGATCATCGCTCTTGGAGACTCTAGATCAAATTTATCTCTAATAGTCTGCCATGCAACGTTTTCACCTTTTGACAAAAGATTTAACACTTTTGCTTTTTTTGATAATGCTGGTCTTCCACTTCTTACAGAAGATTTTCTACCGAACATTCTTTTTAGTATAGTCATTATATATTTACTCCTTGTTATACTATATTGTTTATTTTTACTTTACTCCCTATATTATACTATAAAATTTCTTGGAAGTAAAGTGCCTTTAATTATACAATTAAAGATGGTTTTGTTATAATATCCAAGCCAGAACCAAACATACGATTATATTCGTTAGTTAGTGCTTCTGCTGGAATTGATGTTGTTAATACCATATCTGATCTAAAAGCAAATACTTTATCAGATGAAAAAGGAAGAAATGGTGCGAATGCCAATGACATTCTTTTTGTTTCTTTACCATCTTCGCCTGTTAATATAACAGCAGGTGCTTCAATAGTAATTTCTTTTTCATCTTCTTTAATTACTTTACCAATCATATGTTGGCCATTTAACAATACGATTATTTTAACTTGTGGATTATTTTGATTCATAAACTATATTATACTATAAAAAAACTTGCATGTAAAGATTTATAATATCGGTTCTAATTCGTCCTGGAGTAATTCTGATGGAGTTTTTGGAATGGGTTTATCTGGTGTGGATATTTCTTTTTCAAGATTGAAAGATTCTTCGCACTTGCATGCTTTAAGTAAACAGCATTGAATACCTAAGCATGAAAGTTGAAAAATACAATCTTTTGAAAGATTGCTCATTAATTATAGAAAACTACTGATTGAAGTAATAACAGCCAAAGCAAACATTGCGATTGCAATAATGCCTGCAATTACTGCATACACAGGCTCGTATTCGTTAAAATGCTTTTTAACTTGTTTTTTACTATTACTTAACCATTTGTTTTCACAAACGTTATATGGAAACATTTTTATTTCTCTTTTTATATGTAAAAAATTGGTGGGGCGATTAGACCCCACCAATCATTTAAAGCAATATTATTTTACTGCTATTTTTTTTGGTTTTTTATGTTCTGGGATTATTCTTTCAAGAATAACTTTTAACATACCATTTAAATATTGAGCATCTTTCACTTCAATATTTTCTGATAATGCAAATGTTCTTTCAAAAGCACGATTCGCTATACCTTTGTATAACTCTACATCTTTTGATTCTGATTTCGATTCATCAGATTTTGACTCACCTTTGATTATTAGTTTGTCATCTTCTAATGTAATTTCGATATCTGATTTTGCAAAACCAGCTACTGCCACTTCGATAACATATTTGTTATCGTCCACTTTTTTCAGATTATATGGTGGGTAGTTTGGTATCATTTTGCCAAATGACTCGTGTATATCGTGGAATCTTGCCAATTGGTCATCGAATCCTACGAAAAACTTATCGAAGTCTTTGAATGCGTCATTAAAAAATGCTGGAAGTCTAGTCATTACTTTACTCCCTTATTTAAATTTGCAACAAAAGTTTCGCCTAAGTTTACGAATGATTTTGCTAATGTTTTGCTAAAAGTTTGAGTAGCATCAATAATTGAATTTACTGGTTCTGCTACTTTTGCATCTTTAATAAATGTTTCTACTAAAGATTTTTGTGCGTTTGACAGAGTGTCAATCGCTTGGTTTACGTGTGCTATCATTATATCCTCCTATGAAAGCAAGGTTATTATTTACTACTGATTTTCCACTATTGGAACAATCAGGTGTGTTATATTCGATACAACGACCGAATATACACTATTATATAGGTATTATTTTTAAAATTACTAGTACCTATACAATATTATTTATTTAAACTATTGAATTTATTATCTTTTTTTTTTATTCAATAGACTTAAATTTCGTGTCTTTGAGCCCATTTTTTTACCTAAAATAAGACCCATAAAGAATGCCATAGCTATAAAAGCAACTACTAATAAAGTATGCCAAATATAAAACATTTATTTTGCTCGTTTTCCAATATTATATTTAGCCACAAGTTCCCAACCTGCTTTGTCTTTATGTGCTAAAACTTTGATTTGACTTAGAGAAGCTTTTGATGTAATTTGATTTAGATCTTTAATTTTTAACAACCCCCAATCAGCCAATAATACAGCTATGGTGTTTCTCCTGTCAATATCATTTGTGGTGATATTAGATTCTTTACCATCTAGAGAAAATAGTTCTTTAAAATGAACGATAAAATATCTTCCTTGTTTATGTAATATATGACAAGATTGATATAGTTTTTTATCGGTACGACTTGCGATACCAATACGTGTTAATGTTTCTCTAATTTTTAAAAAGTTATCAGGTTCAATTAAGAAAACCTCTAACATTTTGTCTGGGCTCCATGCATATGGAATAGACTTGTTCGGATCTTCTTTTACAGTCTCTAATGACTCTTGTTTATTTTCAATTTCACTCATCGTGTGCCACCTTTATAAAATTTTGATTTAATAATTTCAATCTGCTCTGGTTTTAAAAGGGATAATATCTCTTTTGCTTTTTGAGCAGAAACGTTATAATATTCCATAATAAAGGGTTCATTAGAATCTTTAGATCTTTTTGCCCACTTTTTATTCGAATATCTTTTCTTCTTAGCGACTATATTTAGGTAAAATAGAAATTGCCACTTCTTTGGAATGTAGTGTAAAATGTTAATTTCATTAGCTATTTGCACTGTATCTGGGAACATAGAGAGAGATCTATTAATAATATAGGGTAAATAGTCATCTTCGAATGTTTCAGTTTCGTGTAGGTTTTCTTTACTGTAATTGATAGCTGTGACAAACTTAAATGGATTTGTTTTATATTGTTTTACTTCCACTGGCATTTTTTCATTATCTCGGTCATTGCAGCAATCTTATTAATGCTGGCATCAGCTACGAAAGCTGACTTGTATTGATAATCTGCTAGTATTAGAACCAACTCTGGTATTGAGTTTTTATCCATCGCTGGTTGACATTTTTCGAATATCTCTGAAAATAGATTTGTAGTGTCAATATCTGAATTTAGATCAATCCATTCACGCATTTTATCCCACTCTTTATTTTTTAAATACTTAAATAGTTTGGTATAAGACTCATCTGATACACCAACAAGAACTCCTGTATCAATAGTCCCACCAACTGAATATCTTTGTAGTTCGTTTAATGTTTTTCTAAAGTCAGGAAAAAACTTTTGTATAAGAGTAGCAACTACTTTCTTATCGTATTTTACATTTTCTTTATCCAGAATCTCAATAACTCTATTGAAAAAATCAGCAGCAATAACTGCTCTCTCATCAGTTGGAATTTTAAAATCAACTACAGAACATCTTGATTTAATTGGATCAATAATCTTATTCTTAAAATTACAAGTAAGTATAAATCTACAATTAGAAGAAAATTCCTCTATAAATGCTCTTAAAGCTGGTTGCATTATATTCGGAGTCATATAGTCAGCTTCATCAAGTATAATTACTTTTTTTGCTGCAGTCAAAGATACAGTTGAAGCGAATCCTTTAATCTTTACTCTCAAAGTATCAATCATACGACCCTCTTCTGAACCATTTATGATTATATATTCAGCACCGATTTCATCGCATAATGCACGAGCCACAGTAGTTTTACCAACTCCTGCTGTACCATAAAATAGAAAATGTGGTATTTGTCCTCCCTTAATGAAAGACTTTAATGTAAGTTTAAAATTTTTAGGAAGAATACACTCGTTAATTGTGCGAGGACGATACTTCTCAACCCAAACAAATTGATTATCAGATGTGTTTATCATAGTTATAATCCTTTTATTGATGCTGTTTTTAATGAATCATTATGTGTTGGTTCAATCCCTTTAGAAAGATCAGATAAAACTTGTTCTATGATTGGTGTTTTAAAATTAAAAAAATTTAAAACATCCACAAGACCAAATTGACTTTTGCCCAAATTAACAGCAGTGCATACTAACCACATATTTGAAAGAATATACCCTTTGTTTGAATCTATTCTGTCAACTGATGGATATTTTAGATTTTTTTTAGATTTATTAAAGTCAAACTCAGTTCCTGTCATAGCACATCTCCATCCTTGAAGTTCTCCCATTTCAAATAATTGGTGATATGATGGATATTTTTCTCTAAAGGAAGGATGTATTAGTTCTGGATTATTTTTAAATTGTTTCTCTTTCTTTGCTAATAGTTTTTTTTGTTTGGAATTTCCCCCTAGTGCCCAAGTTCTTTTCATTTGTTTAAATCTATCTGGAGAATTAACTCTTTTATAATTATCTAATTTATTATAAATTGATATTTTTTCCTTCTTTAATAAGAGAGCATCAATTTCTTCTGTAGAATTACAATTTGAAAATACTTCTAATGGGTTTTTGAATGTTATTTCACTTGACATAATATAATATAGTTGTATAATGGGAGTATTCCTCCCATTAAATTATTTGCCGATTACAGAATCAGATTCGATTGCGATGTAATATACTAGCGAACCTTTAGTTGCTGAAAATTTAGATAGTTTTTTACTATCAACTGTCACAGTATAATCTGTAAGAGCAATTTTTTGTAAATTCTCAACTTTCATATTCACTTTAAACTCTTTATCTGATGTACCAATATCTAGATTAAAAGCATTAGCTGTTGATTGACCTGATTTTGCAGCTTGTTGTGCTTTCTTATCAGCAACTTCAACACTTACTTTACCATCTTTTGATACGATTGATATATCACTTACTTTTAAAACTGCTGCTGACTTTGAAATAATATCTAAATCTGCTGCTTTTAAATTGAAAGATACATCATCAGAAACAGGCAAGCTTTCTTTTGATGGAATAACTAGCATTTCATTTGCTGCTGAATAAAATTTAATTTTTTGTGATCCTTTAGAAATTAAACAAAAATTATCACCGAATGTTAATTCTGCATCTTCCATTAATGTGTAAGCTGATAGAAAATCATTTAATTCATATATTCCGAAATTACCAGAACCATTAATTGGCAAGTTCTCAGAAATTTGTGCCACAGCCATTACACTTTTTGCTGGCGATATTGTTGATATTTTATTACCACTCTTTAACATTAGATTGGCATTAATTCCTGCGAAGTTTTTCATAATCGCAAGTGTTTCTTTACTTAGTTTCATTCTCACTCCTTTTCATTATTAAGTTTTTCTCCTTGATCGTGTATATACAAAGCAAGAAGAGCATAGTGTAAAATCTTCAAAAGATCTTTACGATTTTGTCCATCTTTATGCCCATACCTTTGAGCATATTTTAAAACATTGCCTAGAGTAAATCCTAGACCATGACCGCAATCAACGATGAACTCTGTTGATTGAAATTTCTTTTTAGAATAATGACCTTTGTATGTTTGGTCAATATATTCTTTTAATTCTTTGATTAGTTTATCTTCGTTAAATCTATACATTAGTTAATACATCTTTAAAAAATTGTTTATCTTCTTCTGTCTTTGATACTTCTGCTCTTACAGTAGAATCTCCTACAGGAGTCGTTTTAACTATATCGTCAGGGTTTAATCCTTTTGCAGGAAAAAAATAAACTCCTGGACTTATTTTATTAGTTTTAAATAACCAATTTGGATAACCAATTTTATCTGAATCAGCTTTACGATTTTTTAACAAATTCATATGAGCAGAATAACATTCTGCTGCTGAAATCACTCCAGTTTTTTCAAGATTTGGGAAAATTGTAATTACTGCATCAACCCATTTTCTTTGGGCTTTAGAAGCATTATCATAAGTTATCATACTAATATTATATTATAAATTTTATTGTAAGTAAAGTGGGTGAATAGAAATACTTTCTTATATGGGGACACCCACTTTACAATATACTAACTAAAAACCCCCATTAAGAAACTTTTATATCTATTCCGAAAGCTTTTAAATCATTAAAAAACGATTTATCTTCTTCCGACACTCTACTTGAAATAGCAATAGGTTCAGATTTTCCAACTAAAGATTGAGATGCTTTTTGCACTGTCACTCCCTCTGCTGGAAACAAATATATTCCTCTTTTAATTTTGTTAAGTTTAAACAACCAGTTAGGATATCCAATCTTAGGAGTACCTGATACTCTTTGTTTTTCTAATTCTTTAAAAGAGTCATAACATTGTGTTGCTGTTATATAACCTTTGCTCACACAATCGGGTAGAATTTTTGATACGTGTTCTACCCAACGTTTTTGTGATTTAGTAAGTGAATTCCAAGTCAGCATTAAGCAACACTCACTGTTTGAGTTTGATCAACTACAGCACTCGCAACTTCAGACTCAGATGGTTTCTGAGCCGAAGTTTCTTTGTTATTTGATACTTTGTCAAATAAATCAATAAAAGCAAGTCTTGTTGCTTCATCGAATCTATTCGTACATAACTGTATAGATTTATTAATATCTTTAAATACTGAATATGCTCTTACAATATGTACCAATCTTCTAGTAGTAATTGTTTCATCAACACCACCAGATTCATTTGTTTTTCTAATCACATCAGCCCATTTAACTAGAGTCTGAGCGAATTTATCATTCTTACATTTATAAGAGTCCATCAAATTTTTAACAATTTTTAACTCAATCGATGGTGATGGATATTCTTGTTGGAATGTCACAGCAAATCTTTCAAGAAATGCTTCATTCAAAACATTCGTACCAATATATCTTCCATCTTCTGACCCCTTACCTTTGGTATTCGCTGTAGCGAATATATTAAAACCATTTTTTGGAACGATAATTTCATTCTTTAATTTAAAGTAAAATGGCTTGCCCTCTAGGATTGGTTGTAAACATAATAGAGTATTAGCACCACCAGCATCGATCTCATCAAGCAACAATGGTATTCCTAATCTCATTGCAATAACAACTGGTCCTTCAACTATTTGAATATTTCCATCAACGAGTGTTTTAGTACCAATTAATTGATCTTCGTCTGTCAAGCTGTTTAAGTTTACTCTAATCAAAGAAATTTTATGCTTTGCGCATATTTGCTCAATTGATGTAGATTTACCATTACCAGTCGGTCCAGTCACAAATGTTGGATAAAATTGTCTTGACGTTATGATAGTTTCAAGATCTTTATAGTTTCCGAATGGAACATAATTACTATCTCTAAGAGGAATTAAAGATTTTGCATCTAGATTAGTAGATTCAGATTTTACAGTATCAACTTTAACAACGTTGTTTGTCACTGAAGAAGAAACACTTGAAAGAGGGATAATGTAAGATCCTCTTCCACTTTTTTGTGCTTTCACCCAGTTGTAAACTTCTGATTTATTATCAAATTTAGTAGTTTTAAAAACCTTAACAATCTGTTTCCAATTAAATTTATTCTCATCATTGGAATAAGATTTATGTAGAGATTCTACAAACTTTTTTATATTCACATCATTCATCATATATTTGCCTTTTTTTAGTTAGTTTATACGTATATTATACCATAAATCGTTGAAAAAGTATATACTTATGGAAAATAAAAAAGATATATATTTCAATAACTTAGCCATATTATAATTTTTTATTTTCGTAGTCTTCTAGATTTTCATCGTTTTTTGGTATAATTTTAACGATTTTAGTTATTACATCCCCTGTGGTTATTTTAAATTCACCAATTGTAAATATTGTTGAACCAAAACAACCTGATAGAGATAGTAATATCATAAATTTAAATATTAAAGTATGGAGTTGCATTTTTATACTTATCTAACATTTCAACTCTGTTCGTAATCCATTCGTCAAATAAAGGCAGTCCCTTTGAGTTCTTACCATCCCAATTAATAAATGCAGTTTCAAAAAATTCTATTCTTTCATTAGGAAATTTTTGTTTATGTTCATTTTGATATTCAACTAATTGTTTTTTCCAAGCATCAAATAAAACATCAGACACTAGAGGATTATCTTTATACCAATACATATAAGAATGTATAAGTATTTTAGATCTTAATTCTATAATTTTATCTTTTAATGATATTGTTTCAGCCATTATGCTACCTGTTTCGCAAAAGAAGTTAATAAGAATCTACTATTTCTATTTTGTTTTAAAAGCTTAGTGAATGATTTTGCTATTTGACTTGCTGTTTTTTCTTTTGAAGAATTTAAATCATTAGCGATATTTAAAGATTCAGGTTTAACGTTTTCTATTGGAATTAAATAATATTCATCATAAGCATTAATTTTTGTCAAAGCACAAGCACCTAATTCTTTAAAATCTTTTGCTATTCTAATTACTTGAGATTCATCGGCAGATTTAAATTCACCACCATTTGTATAACAAGATATTTGTGATAATGTATTGCTTATATGTCTTTTATTATTTCTTATTAAAGAAAACGCAAGACAAGTTGTATTTGGATCTTGATCTTTTATCATTTGAATTGCTGCACCAGTTTGCATATATGATTTAAATTCATAGTCTTTATTATTTTTTCTAAGAAATAAATGTTTTGTTATAGATCTACCATCTCTCGCATATGAGCTGTAAGTTTCGAAACGTCTTGGATGAAGAGTGTGTCCTTCGCCATCTGTTAATACAATAAAAGAAAGTTTTTGTACATTATTTATTTTTTTAAATTTTGGTAAGAAATCAAGCATATACAATAAAGATTCATTTAAAGGTGTAGATGCTAACTTATAATTAGAAACATTTTTATATACTTCAGAGAATAATAAAGCACCCATTTTATTATATTCATCTTTACTCATTTTATGAGATAAAATTTCAACAACTCTAAAAATTTCAACATCTAATTCTTTTGCAGTCATTGCTTTTTTTGCTCTATTTTCTTCTGGTGATAGATTGTCGTCATAAGAAATATATCTTGGTCCCATTAGTTTTTCTTTTAAAGTTTCAACTGCTATTCTTTCAGGATTAGAGTCAGATATACCATTAGTAAATGCAAGAACAGTAAATGGTATATTTGCAATTTTACAAAAACTTGTCATTAGATAAACTTGCTTAATAACATCTTTTAATACACCAGACATACTGCCAGACCAGTCCATTAACATAACCATACCATGATTTTTGCCTTTTGGTAATGATTGAATAGTTTTAAATATTTCTTCTTTAATTTTATAAGATGCTAGTTTTCTAATATCAATTACACCAGTTTTATGTTCTTTTGTTTTATAATACTGATTTGCTGACTTTCTCATTTCAAATTCTTTAAGCAAATAATTTACTTCTTTTTTAGTTTCTTGTAAATATGTTTTAAATTCACTACTTGCTATTCTTATTTTATCTTCTGTAGTGTCCCAAGGTTGAAAATTTACACCATATTGACTTTTTGATTTAGCTATTTCCTCAGCTTCTTGATTTTTTTTAATCGCTAACCAATTATCTACATCTGCCATATATTTTGTATATGGTACATAAGGATCGAAACCTATAAATTTTGGAGTATAAT